ATGCTCGCCTGTCAGGATAGCCAGCCTGCCCTCTTTTGCAGCGCGCGCCGCTTGGTGCATCGCTTGTGCGCGGAGGTTCATATAGCGCTCTTTGTTTTTGTTCTGGAAGCATGGATTGCCCCAGTTAATGCGGTGCACAGGCTTGCCCAAGTCTTCCAAGTCCTGGCAAACGTTGATGCCCAAGCCGCCAGAGTCAGGCACATACAAAACCCCATCGTAGGGCTCACCCTGCTCGGCAACAGCCCCTGCAAACACGTTAGAGCGCACGTTATTGGTCACCACTGGCACGGAAACCACTTCAACGCGCCTGGCGTCAGGGCCGCGATCGCCATAACCGATAACCCTTGCGACGACGATCGTGGATTTATCGCGCAGCCCTTCACCGCTGGCAATATCCGATAGCACGACCCAACCATAGGGCTCATCTTCCCCAATGATGCGTCCGCGCTTGTACATGGCCGTGGCCACCGGCAGATTCATCATGTGCTTACCGGATTCTTGCGGGAACAGGCCTAGCAGACGCACGCGACGCTCATCATCGTCGTAGCTGTCCCAGAGCTCTTTAAGCGCCTGGTCGCTAACCAGCGGCGATTCCAGCGAGGAGAACACCAGTGGCGTCCAATCCCCGCCATTCAGCTTGCTCAAGTCGTGATGCGTGCGGAAGAAGAAGCCAACGTTGCGGGTCGGCTGCGAGGTCAACAGCATCCGGTTGTGCTGCTCGGTCAATGCGCCGCGCAACGTAGTCACCACCGCATCAGGCAGCGTTGACGCCTCATCACCAATGATCATTAGCCACTCGCCGTGACGACCGGCCATTTTGTTAGCGGTTTTCTCGTTAGCGGTTTTTGATTCCACGAACCAGGTGTCGGTAAACCCGAGTATGCGCATGGTGCCGTTGGCGAGTATTTCGATATGGTCCGCTATCCAGCCATACGGGCCTTGGCGGATACGCTCGACCGCCATACCAATCTCTTTCCATAGCGTCGCTTTAAGCTGGGCCATGTCGTTAGCGGTCAGCAGCGTTATCGATTGCGGGTAGCACAGCAGGTGCCAAAGCACGATCGTCGCCAATGCGGTGGTTTTACCAGTACCGTGGCCAGACGCGACGGACACCATCGAGCGCGAAGGCGCCACGCTGTTGTAGAGCGTGATTTGCTGGGGGGTCGGGGGCAACTCCACCACGTCGATAGCAAAACCGCACAAATCGCCGGCAAAATCATCGCTGAACTCTTCCCAGCGTGGATCCTCGTGTAACAGGGTGCGCTTTTTAGCCATCGTCTATGGCTCCCGTGTCGCCGTCGATAATCAGGCCTAGGCGATCGGCACGGTTGCGCATGTCGCGCTCTACTTGGGCAGCCTTCTCCAATGCCGCCTCGATACGTTCACGGCGCGCCTCACGATCCACCAGGGCAATGCTGGGCTTCTCTTCGACTTCAACCTTGTTCTTCCACTGCTCAGGCTGACGGTTCGTGAGCCAAAAGGTCGCTGCGCTGGTGTCGGGGTGAACCACCTCCGTGTAGGGAACCACCACAGGCACGCCCTTGTACTGAAATACCTTGGTCGCGCGGTGCGTAAAGCCAGTGGCCCTCTTGTACAGGCTGCTTGCGACATTGGCATCCGCTACCCCGCGCCCTTCCTCCATCGCAATACCAAACTCAGGATGCGCGCTCATCCAGTTGTAGATGGTCTGCTCGGTCACCCTAAGCAAGGCGGCAACATCGGCGGGCGTAGCCCCTAACAGGCAGTGCTTATAAGCCAAGTCAGGGAAGGCCGGGTGGTACTTAGTGGAGCCTCCGCTTTCAAAGATTCCCGTCAGAGGGCTTTCGTCATATTCCTCTAAGGATTGTGTGCGCACGCGTGAAAGGGTCAAAGCGTGAGATACGGCATCCTCCCCTTCGTCGTCCTCTTCCCAGCTAATAGAATCAGCATCTTCCAGCGGTACGGCTTTATCTTTGAGCTCTTCTGGCAGTTCATCCAGCTCTTCAGCAGGCGGTGGTTTTGGTTTCTGGTTTCTGGTTTTCGGTTTCTGTGCGGTTTTCGGTTTCTGGTTTCCGGCTTTCGGCTTGGCGCCCTTCGTCCAGCCATCTTTTAGGGCACGCTTACGCAGACCAGGACCGGATATATCAAGCGACAGCTCTCTAATCAGCCATGCGTACCCTTCCCGCTTATCCGATTCCCACAGCTTGCGAGCGGCCTGCCACTGCTTTTCGGTCATATTCGCCATATCAGCTGTACACCAGATCCAATTCAGGCTGAGCACCGCCAGCAGCGGCGCTGGCTTCACGGTGCAGGCGCTTAAGGCGAGCATCGGCGGTTCTTGCGGTAGCAGCAGCAGAGCTTACGGCTGATTGGAGGCGTGCACCGCCCTTTACGTCTCCCCAGCGGCGGGGGTTTAGCTCTTCCACGCGGGCAATGGCCGTTTGCGCCTCATGTATTTGGTCAGACATAAGCGAAACTAGCTGCTCTACCACGGTGACTTGATCTTGAACCTTGCGGGTAACCAACATGTCACGCCAGCGGTGACGCTCCCACTCTTCGCGCATTAGGATGATGGTGTCTCTTGCGGCATGGCATCGCAGCTCATCTACTTCCATGCTTTCGGTGTTGCCCAGCAGGTAGTCAACAGACACGTCATAGAGCAATGCGGCGCGCTTAACGACCCATAGCGGTATCTGACTGGAGTCCTTGCCCCCTTCGATCTTGGCGAGCTTGGTGGAGTTTGAGTAGCCAATGAGCTGTGCCGCCTTCACCTGCGAATAGCCTTGGATCTCTCTCGCTTCACGTAAGCGCTCCCCTACGCTGCGGGCCAACAGCACCTGTTCTTGACGCGTTGGTACGCCACGCCCACCGCTTTGTTTGCGCCCTACTACTGCATTTGCCGCCGCTTCGACCTGCTCCATGCCCTTGCTCCCCTCAGACCGATTCGTTGTTGCTGTGCTGCTCTGCCACGCTGCGAGCCTTGCTGGCCTTACGCCACATGCCTAGCCGATCATCACCGACATAAGCTGCAAACCACGTTTCACCGCTTAACCCAAACTTAGTAACTCTGTATTTGCCCGATCGTAGGCAGTAATCGTTTATCTGCTGCCACTCAAGCGCCTTGGGGTGCTCAATCACGTCCACTCCGTTAGCGGTCGACGCTCAATTGGCATCCAGTCAAGCCCAGGGCGTAGCAACTGGCCTTGGAAGTTTTCGTAGTAGTGGCTCACGTTCATGGCAAAGGGCTGATCTGGGCACATGCGGTTGCAGCAGCCCAAGCGCGGCATGTAGGCGATATGCCCGCAGGTATGGCACTTAGTGACTACGGAAGGCTCAAGCATGAACTCTTGGTTAGCTTCGGCCTGCCATATGCGGCGCTGCTCTTCGCTAACCGGCTCCACGTCCTCAAACATGGCGCTTAGGGTTTTGGATAGGTTCACTCAGCCCCCTTGCTCATGAGCTGACGTCCGTACTCAGCGATGCACACCGCATCGGCCAGCCCATCCTGAGGTGTTCGGCACTTGCCTGGCTTGAGGTTCACGCCTGGGTAGGCGCGACTAACGAAGGCGATAGCATCGCTCTTGTCTTTCTTGGTACCGCGCAGCACTTTGGCCTTCCAGTCCTGAGGGCGCACCAGCCTTATCGAGTAGCCAGCAACCTCAAGCCCTCCGATAAGGCGACCCCAGTTAATGCCTTGGGTGGCGCCCGACTGGGCCGACTGCCCTGGTCTGATGCCGAGACGCTCGACGATTACAGACTCCACTTCGTCAGGCGGCGCCAAAGCGCTCAAGATTGAATGCATATCTACCTCTTTGCCTATGTGCGGCAAAGGCTCAGCCCACGCTCCACTTTCAGTATCGATGCACGAAATACCGCCTTTAAGCCCTGGGTCGATACCTACAATCATGGTCATTCCCGGTACTCCAGCGGTTCGCCGTTCTCATCCAAGTCTTTGGTCAGGTAGAAGCCCAGCCCGATCAGGAAGACTAATCCCGCTATCAGCGTGCCGATTAGCACCCAGATGCTCATGCCGCCTCCTTTGCCGCTATAAACGCCAGCGCGTGGCTAAGCTGCTCATAAACCTCTGCATCGTTAGCAAACACAGCCAGCCCTTGCCGAATCGTTTGCTTAAGCCACTCGATCTGCCACCACTGCCACTCTGCGTGCTTATGGACCATGCCGTGGGCATAGGGGCTAAGCGGCATAACGAACGAATCCGGCGCCTTCATACCCCAGCCTGATAGCCCCCAGTTAAGTCCGATAACGTGATGCGCCTGGCACCCCTCTTCGCCAGACATGCAGCAAGGCAAGCTTCGCACCCACTTCAGGTAGCGCTCACAGCGCCACGCTTTGCTCTTCTCAATCACTTGCGGGCCTCCTTGTACTGGTCATAGAGCGCTAACGCGGGCTCACTCCACTGGACGCCCTGCTCAGTACCGAAGGCATACATGCACTCGATCAGGTCGCAAAAGACGCGCTTGCTCATACGGCTAGTGCTAAGACCCACCATCACGATGCCGCCATCCATGCCCGGTACCATGCGGTGACGCTTCAGGGCTGCCGTTGAAAAGTCCTTCCACTCGGTAGGGGTAAGCTTGTAGCCGTACCAGGTCACTTGCTCAGACAGGTCGTTAAGCATCGGCCAAAGCTTCTTGTTTTGGTCGCTAGTGCGGTTTTCTTCGACGCGGGTAAGAATGAGCCGGACAGGGCCAGCCCTAAGCCCACGAACGGCCATTTCGGTCGCTTGGCCAATCACCGGCATTAGCTCCCTTTGCGAACTGATCAAATACTCAACCTGGGTGGCGGAACGTTTCTGTGTCATGCCTCACCCTTAGGGCCTTGCCTATCTTCCATACAGGCCTTGGCGTGCTCTTTGGCGGCATAAACGTGACCAATGCAGGGGCGCATCGGCTCTCCGGACACGTCATCAATGCCGCGGGCATGGCACAAGAAGTTTTCGGCGTTCTCCAAAACTAGATCCGTATCCTGCTGGGTATCGAAACACTGGTTAGCCACCGTGCCCGCGCGATAAGCGCACCCCATGCATACGCGCTCACGGGCATGCTTAGGCACACGATCGGCCTGCTTTAGGCCCACCAGTGCCCCCTTCAGGCTGGGGTAGTTCAGTTTTTCGGCAGAGTACGGATGCAGGTCGGTTTCTTGGATCAAGGTGTCTATGGCGTGCTGCTTACCGTTATCGATTACCTGTTCACTTAACTCGGTTAAATCAGCGAACAGCTCAAGTAACGCCTCTGCCCCTTCCTTCACGGCATAGCGCAACAGAATCTCTACGCGGTCTTCACGGCGATCGGCAAAGGCGACCTGGTGTAGTGCATCACGCGCTTCGGCTGAAATAGGCGTCATGACACAGCACTCCCGCGTAGCAATCCTCGCATCATGGCCATGCCTTGATCGGCAGTCATCGACCCGCCAAAATCGGCATAAGCCTTGGCTTGCGCTTCTTCGAGACTTGCGCGCTCTGCCAATGACGCCGGAGTGAGACGGTCATCGCTTTCGATAGCTGCCAGTGGCCGCAAGGTTTCTCCACGCGCCGCCCGCTCTACGACACATTCCCGGTTACTGCTGGCGTAGTAGTGCTCAAACGTCTTGCGGTGCCGTTCAAGCTGGGCATAGGAGGCGCTACGCATCGCCGTCATATCGACATGAAGCGCGGCAGCCGCAACGCCTGGATGAGCGTATGGCTTGCCAGAGAACGCCCGCTCCTGAACGTTCTTCCATGCTGCCTCTAGGCTCGGCAGGCGTAGGGGCTCCGGGCGCAAACGGCAAACCTTGGCAAATAGCACGGGGCTGTCAGGCGGGAATGCCGTATTGCCTTGGGACACAGCCTCTTCAGCCCGCTCGTTTAGCGTCATGAGCCCGCACTGAATATGCACGGTGGACAGGTGGCCAAGAGCACCAAGCCAGTCGCCACTCGAATCGAAACATGCCCACTCGCCCTCGACCTGCTGCCCCCAGCCGTTCTCGGCACAGCGGCGACGCCAGTGAGAGCCGTAAAGCTTGCTAAGCGCGTTGAACAGCCAGTCGACAGTGCGTTCAGTCACTGGCGGCATATTCACCGTCGAATACGTTTCCTGGTGGCTCCCCTTCGGCGCTGCCGCCCTGCTGCTGAGCTCTTCGGCGAGCTTCTTCGGCACTGAGGTTTGCGTATCGCTGGCGAGTAGATCCTTGGCGGCTTGCATTGCGTGCTCCTGAAGGGGCTTGTGCGGCATTGGTATTGGCGTTGCGGCGGTTTTCGGCAACCCACTTCGCTAGGCGATCAGCCCAGCCTCCATGGCTTTTACGTTGATTGCTTTCAGAGAAATGGCCGGTGTAGTCCGCCAGCTCTTCTAGCGTGGGCTGGGTGTCGGCAGGCAGTCCGCGTCGATAGCAAGCCGCGGACAGTTGTTCAGGGTCAGGTTGCCAGTCGAGCGTCATCGCGAACTGACCAGCGGGTACAGCTTGTTCTTGGCCTTGGGTTATCGGTTGGCCGTCGTCTCCCAAGGCAGCGGAATCGCCATAAAGATTTGTCGGAGCTTCGCGCGCACCCGCGAGGGAGGGGGTCTGATCATTGGTACTATGATTCGTCGGATAATTTTCCGACCCTGGTACGGATTTTTTTCCGACCTGGGTCGGATTATTTTCCGAGGTCGGATTTTTTTCCGACCCTTGGCTAGAGCCCGCGTCATTAGGGGTCGGATTATTTTCCGACCCTTCCAGGCGGTTCCAAGAAATAGCTTTTGCTGTCAGGCGGATGTAGGTTTTATTGTCGCGACTGGTCATAACGATCAAGCCAGCTTTCGCCAACTGCTTCATCACCCGATAGGCCGTGTCAGGCTTATCAGTCAGCAGCGGCATCTCTTTAACGATTTTGGTTTTGCTGATATTGAACCAGGTGTGATCGCCAATCTGCCTTGCATCCGCCCATGTAGGCACTTGGTGGAGAAACGAAAACAGCATTGCTTGCTGCGCGTTCAGCCCCCACTCCAGCGCCTTTGATTGGTTTATGGTTAACGTGTACTGCATCAAGCAACACCCCTCATACCGATCATGGCCAAGAGCTCAACAAAGTGGTCTCGGTACCAGTGGGGCTGCGTTTCTCGGGGGGACTGTGGCGATGTCAGGTTCTTGCCGAAGGGTTCGCCAGTGTCAGTAATGCACCAGAACTGCTTAGGGCCACTGCGACTGCGCCGAGTGCGCTGCTCAAGAATGCCGATAGCGTTTAACTGCTTGTTGAAAGCCGCCGCGGTTAAAGGAACGCCGTACTCGCTAAGTAAATCTGTAGCAGAGGCCGTGGGCAGGGAGCCCTGGCCCGCTTCCGGCCCATCTTCGACATAACCGGGCAGCCAAGCGGTGTTCAGCCCATGGGCGCTACCGATCTTCTCCAGCAGCACGACACGGCTGGACGGTGCTGGATTGTTGAGCGTGCAAAAGCACTCCAGCAGAGCTAGCTCACCGGTTAAACGGCCTTGGTTATGATCGTGGTTATATTTTGTGGCTGGTTCTGTAGCAGGAAGCTGATACCCGCCCGTTTTGCGTATCGAAGGCAGAACAACATGGGTTACCCACCGCTTGAAGCGTTTGGCTTCAGGCTTACGACTACGCAGCACGGCTGAGTACAGTCCGGACTCATTGATTACGATGGCGTCTTGGTTTCCACCAGGGGTCTGCACAATCGACAGACCCTTTTCATCATCGTCAAGGTGGCGGGTCATGGCCGAAGGCTCGCTGTACTCAAGCGCAGTCGCTACGTCTGACGCCACAAACCATGCTTCACCTTCGCGATCGATTACCCTCACCTGGAGAGCTTCGAACTGAAAAGGTAACAACTGGACGTTTGCTTTTTCTTCACTCATAATGGTTTCCATAGTTTGAAGTGCGATAACGCCCCGCGGTGCCAGCCGATCGGGGCGTTGTTGTGTCTGGGCGCTGCTAGTGCCAGAAACGCCCACCTTGCGCATTTAAATGCCGAACCCGATGCGACGTATTTGATCGGCGGTCAGCGCACCTTTCTCCTGCATTCCTGCCAATATCTCTGCTCGTGAGCGCTCCTTCAGCTCCGAATACGGCAAATGTCCGCGCAAAATCATCTTGTTCACGTTCTGCACGGAACACCCCAGCCGCTTAGCAACGGCACCAGGGCCTCCGCAGTCTTTTATGACTTCTCTAAGCGTCGGGTCTGCATCTTTGATGATTTTTTTGGGCATCGTCACTTGGTTTCTACCATTTTATCAACCGGATAGTAGAGAGTATGCCAGTTAAAGTGCATTCTGCAAGAAATTGGTTGTTTTCGATGAATTGGAAAGCGGCTTGTTAGGGCTATAATCAACCGATCACTTGATAAAGTTTTATTAATGTTTGCTGGCATGGCGGAGGAAAGCCCGATGCCGAGACACGACTCGGATGAAGAAGAAAAACGCATAATCTGGGACAGGATTCTCCAGGCTGCGCTGAAGCACCACGGACGCACCAAGGAATATGGCATGCAGAAGGTCATTGCCACTGACTCCGGCGCGGGAACTGCAGCGGTATCAAAATGGGCAAAAGCAAAGTCAAAACCTGAGCGCGAAACGTTGCGTAAGCTTGCTGACCTATACGGGGTGCCGTTTAACTGGATACAGGGGCGCGAGAGCGGGGATCAACCCAAAGACATGGGCCCGCCAGACGCCCTGTTGCGCCAAGCGGCTGCCATTACTGAAGCAGTGGTCAAGGAACTAATGCCAGAGGGGTCGGCAAACCAGTTCATCGACGTAATGCGTCGGGCTCATGACTTGCTACTTGAGGGCAAAAATGAAGAGGCAGCGGGCTGGCAGTTGTTCCTTGAGTTCAGCAAGCAGAAAAATGAACGTGAGGACGGTGCTACCAACTCAGATCGCTCAACTGACGGCTAATCGCCCGTGAAAGAGTTCTATCTGTCGGTTTGTCGCCTTACTCCGGACGCTTCGGCGACCGACCTGATCACTTGGGCAGAGCGTGACGGCGGCTACTTGTGGTGCGTGTGGGATATCGTCCCCAGTCAGGACGTCAGGAGGGCGCCGGTAACGTCAGGCTATGCGCCCACTAAAGAAGAGGTTATAGCGACTGCAGGCATGCTAGGGATGGCAAAACGCTTACGTTTGAACCCGGCGCACCATATCAACGCCCTGCTCAATGACCTTGCCGCCGATCCAGAGCCCTTTTACTCACAATCCGGTCAGCGCTGGGCAGTGTGGGCAAGCGTCATCAGTTACCTGTTAAATCAACCGCCCCTATCTATACGCGATTGCAATAAAGGCTCACCTGGTAACGTGCTTGTCAGCAGCAACATAGTTAAACGCCCAGCCTCCTACCTACAGCGCTACCTTGCCCGCCAAAAACTGAACGATCGCGCCAAGCGTGGCAATACAAAAATTCCGCTACCCGTGGATCTGCTTTATGCCAGAGACTGGTATGGGCGCGACACCTACCACCGGATTATTCGTAAGACGCCGAAATACGTGCTTGCCGATATTCTGCCATTCTCCCCGAGCGCTGCGTTTATCCATCCGGACTGGCGGCAACACATCATCGACATCGCCGCACTGCCTCTAGTACAGCTAGAAACGCATGGAGAGGTCAGCCACCAGCCAAGCAGTCGCACCTATTCAGTGCGCCCACCCTCCGGCTTTACGCCTTATGACGAAGACAATGATCCCGATTTTGATGCTTTCATGAATGAGGATCACCCCGCCGAGAACCATCACGCCCACTACCATTGCGATAAACCCTTCGTCATCGAACTGCCCGAGAGCGCCTTAAGCTGGGCACTTGCTACGCTTAACCTGCCTTCCCTCCCCGACTCACTGCCCATCTTGAAAGCTGCCTTTCGTCGCGCCGCTCATGTTAGTCACCCCGATCGCGGCGGTAATGCTGCAGATTTTCATGCAGTAAGAGCCGCCTTTGAATACCTTCGCGAGCTGAAAGCCACCCGTTAAATTCCCGTTAAATAAACAATCAACCTTATTGATGATTTTATGCACCTTAAAAGGCTAATTAACCGTTATTAGTCCTATATACTGACTATTCCCTCCGGGAGGGCTACTGAAAACACCAAAACCATCATGACGCACTTCTAGTCGTCATCGAAAAGTAGTGGGGAACAAATGAGCAACCGCAGCAACCCGCCCGTAGCCGCGCCCAAAATGTCATCAGACGCCTTGGAGCGACTCGATATCGCCTATGACAGGCTTAGAGAGGAGCGTGCAGAAGAATTTTTTTCTACCGAAGAATCAACTACATGCGCCCCAGAAGGCAGTAGCAACTAAAAAGTATCAATTCTATAGTTGACTCATTCCGCTTCAGCTCATAATATCAACTCATCGGTTGATTGTTGAGGCGGATTGAGATGAGCTTAACCAAGCGTCAAACAGAGATAGTTGAACTAGTTGCTAGAGGCAACACTGCGCAAGAAATTGCAGATCAGCTATGTCGCGCTCTCCCTACGGTTCGTCGCCACCTCCAGATTGCTTGCGAGCATGAAGGTGCGCGGAATGCCGCCCATCTCGTCGCCCTATCAATCAGCCGTGGATTCATCAAGGCGCTATGCCTGTTTCTCGTTGTATCGCTGTGCAATGGCCATATCGATGGCATTCGCCGCAACGCACCGAAACGCATGACACAGCGCTTTGAAGCAATCCCGGCCATCGTCATCTGACACCCAGCCGACCGCTCTTTAAAAATCTATCACGCCCTCCCCTTGGCTTTGTAAGGGGGCACCATCCGACCTCATGCCGGACAGGTGGACACGTCGACCCCTAGCGGGTTGCTTAGATCAGTTTGGGGCGAACTCCAAATCCTGGGCAAGCGTCGGCAGACGAGGAGGTAAGCGACTCCACGGCGTGTTAGCAGCACCAATGCCTAGTTCACCAGGCGCGACTCAGATTAAGAGGCGTTCTAAATGGCTATAAACACGATCGAAGAAGCCCTGGTGGATATGGGGCATACGCTTCAACAGAAACGCATTACCGAAGCGGTGCGTTTAGCACTGAATGAAGGTAGCGCGTATGAAATCACCATCACTATAAGCAACGGCCGTAAGAACGGTAACTTCGTCAACATGTATGGCCGTGTAGTGTCGGAGCAACAGCCTTACGGGCGGTTGATTCGAGTGAAGTAACACCATTTTGTTGAGGCTAACAAGATGGTCGAGATCCGCTGCGTAGTGCGGTGAATAGCGTCGCCCTTGGCGCTGAGAATACCAGGGGCCATCGGGGTAGGCATCGCGTCTCTTAGGTTATGCAGTCTAGCGAGCGGAAGGCCGCTCAAAGCAGGGTGCGGAGCCGGTGTCTACCCCGATGCAGTGAATGCGCAGGCTGATGCGAAAGAAGTAGCCGTGCAGCAGTGTACGGAGGGGAAGCCCCAGTGGGGCTGTTTGCGCCCTGAACAGGCGCATGTGCCGGGATCAGCTCCGGCCACTGCATTAAGTCAGGGCATAGCCCTACTGTGACTCACCAACAACAGGCGGTTGAGGCCGTCGAGGATAGTGAAATGATCGAATTGAAAGTACGGAAGATTGAGCGCTACGAAGTGACGCGCTACAGCGAGAATATTGAGCGTGCCGAGCATAGCTGCGAGCCAGTGGCCAGTAACTTAACCGCGTCGCAAGCTGATGACATTGCAGGCGCTATGTTCGAGCGTGCTAACTCGATGGGCATGGTCGCTACGGTGATCTTTTCAGATGGAGCGGGGCTGACCAGCCAGCAGGAGACGCCCTCTCTGTAACGCTAACTTAAGTCGGAAGCCCGCTCGCCATAAAGGAGCGGGCATCGGGGAGTGTTTTAGCTGTTTGCCCAATGACGCTAACGCGTATTAAGGGTGAAGCCTAGAGCACTCCACCGATGCAGACGCATCCGGCGCCCTACCTAACCGTTTAACAGCGGGTGATCTAGCGCTCACATCGGGCGTCGTTAACTCTGCATCAATTTGTGTGCTGGGAAACCCACTCGCCCTAAAGGAGTGGGCATCGGAAAGAGCGCGGGCATGCAAAACCGAATTGGCCCGTGTGATTCACCCAGCCTAATCCCAATAGGCGCACAGTCGGGGCGAAGGCCGCTCTTTTTCCGATGCTCCACATCAAACAATCACCTGCTCGCTTATCGCGGGCTTTTTTGGGCCTTTTGTAAAGGCAAGGAGATCGTATGGCTAAGAAAAATACCAACACAGTCAATCCAGTGGGCGCGCTAAGTCAGCGAGAGCGTGAGCGGCAAGTCGACGAAAACGCCTCAAACCGTTATCGGCTTCGCACCGTCATTGACCAGTGGAAGCAAGATCGTCGCTTTGAAAATTCGCAGAAAGAGGTATGGGAGCTATGAACATCACTCAAAAGCAAGCCCTTGGCATGGCAGCGCCTGTGCTTTTAATCGCAGCGCTGGCATTGGCTGGCAATGATGATCACGCAGAGGAAGAGCGCAAGCTGATGCGCTACTGCGAGCGTGTTGTCCAGTTTGAAGCGCAAGCGGCGCGCGGCGTCCCGATCGAGCAGCGGCAAGGCAATCGCGACCACAAGGGTATCGCGGCTGAGCAATGCCCTGGCATGCGTCCAGCACCATGATCGAGTTCGAAACGCTAACCATGCCACAAGCCGTAGTGGTTGCAGGCGCGCTGATTGCGTTTGCGATTTGGCTAAGGGATTAACGTCATGATGAAAGCGCGCATTGCAGGCATACCCTGCCAAGTCAAAGTCACCAGCTATGAGCCCGCTAACCCTGGCGGTTGGGACGAGCCACCCAGCGGCCCTGAAATTGAGTACACGGTCTACGATCTTGGCAGCCGCAAGGCGGGTTGGTTGATGGCAAAAATCACCGACGAAGATGACCAGGCCATTCTTGAGCAATACGAAGCCAGCATTAAGGCAAGCCGTGACGAAGCGTCCATTGACGCTTACATCGACTCACTAGAAGCCCGCGCCTGGGCATAAAAAAGGCCTCGCCAGTTTGCACCTGACGAGACCCCTACCACGATCCGTTACCCACGAATCAAAGAGAGAATACCCCATGACTACTACTGCTGAAAGCGCGGAGAGCATCGTCATTGACGAGCAAGCGCTACAGATTGCCGAGTACAAGCCCACCGCCGCCGCTTTGAAGAAGCTGGCTGACACTTATGGCGGGCTGGTATTTGAAGTCACAACCACCAAGGGCCTGACCGAAGCCAAAGCCGCTCGCAAAGAAGTGCGCGGGTACCGGACAGCGCTTGAAAACAAGCGCAAAGCCATTAAAGCCCCTGCCCTGCAGCGTTGTCGTGACATTGACGACGAAGCCAAAACAATCACCGCGGCCCTTCGTCAGCTTGAAGATCCGATCGACGAGCAAATCAAAGCGGAGGAGCAGCGCAAGGAGCGCGAAAAAGAGGAAGCCGAACGCAAGGAGCGTGAGCGTGTTGCGAAGATCCGCGCTGACATCGACTTCATAAAGCTTTCGCCTGGCAATCTCATTGGTGAACCAGCCGCAACGCTACAAACCGCTGCCGATGATTTGCGCATGCAGCCCATCGGTGAAGATCGCTTTGCCGAATTCACGCAAGAGGCATTAGCCGCTAAACAGCAGGCCATGCAGCAGTTGGGCAGCATGATCGACGCCGCCAAGGCGCAAGAAGAGCTTGCCGAAATGAAGCGTCAGCAGGCCGAAGCTGAAGCGACGCAAAAAGCGGAAGCCGCCAAAGCTGAAGCTGAACCAGAGAGCTCTCCAGTCGCTGCTGAAGCTGAGCCCGAGCAGATGGACATGACCTGCCCCCTACAAGCTCCTAGCCACCCCATCGACACCACACGCTTACAGGCTGCCGTCAGCGCTGGGGAGCGGAGCCGCACTGTCGCTAGCGTCGACATGGGCGCACCAGGTGGCGAAGCCACCGTAACCCAGTCATTTCCAGCCACGAAAGCTGCAAGTCCTAGCGATGCGGTCGACGCTATTCGTGCCGACTTGATTAGCGAAGCCGATTTGTTTTCTTCAGCCGCCGATGCGGTTATCGCTGCCCTCTTAGCGGGTCGCATCCGTCACTTGATCATCCAGGAGTAACCACTATGTCAACGCTAACATTTGCAGACGCCCGCCAAGAGCTGATTGAAAACTACCGTGTTGCGACGCTGGGCATGCCTGAAGAGGTGTGGTTACAGCTTCGCGGGCTGGGTATCGGCGCGAGTGAAGCCGCCGCGGCTGTCGGTGCCAGCGAGCACCGCACCCCGTTCGAGATTGCCGAACGCAAACTTGGGCTTGCTGCTGACGATGCAGACGCCAACTATCGCCGCAAAATGAAGATGGCCATGGGCCATGTCATGGAGCCTGTCACGGCGTCACGCTTCGCTGAGTTCACCGGGCTCAATGTCCAGAACTTCAACTACATGCTCGCTCACCCCAAGCACCCCTTCATGATGGCCAACCTTGACCGCCGGATTGTGGGTGTCAGCGAAGCCCAGTACGCATGGATGGAGCTTCTATTCGGCAAGACGGTAAAGGGGCCGGGTGTCGCCGAGCTAAAGAACGTCGAGTTCTCACAAGGCTGGGGCAAGCCGGACAACGTGCACGGGACTGGCGGCTTATGCACTAGCGGCGAAGTGCCGGAGGACTACTTCATTCAAGTGCAACAGCAGCTAGCGGTTAGCGGTTACGAATGGGGCTTCCTTGTCGTCACCATCGCAGGCTGGGAAACGCGCTGGTACCCAATCCTTCGCGACGACGAGCTCATTGAAGACCTGATCGCGCTGGAAGGCGACCTTTGGGACACCATCTGTCGCGGCGAAATGCCCGAGATTGATGTTGAGCATCCCAAGGCTGTCGACCTGCTTAAGCGCCTCTACCCAGGCACTGATGGCCGCGTAGTTGAAATGAGCGACCTGGAGCACTGGAAGAAAGTGGAAGAAGACGCCAAGGCAGAAATCAAAGCGCTCGAAACCACCGCCAAAACTGCCCGCGCACAGATCCTGAAGACCATGGGCAACGCCGCTGTTGCTGCTTTCGCTGATGGTAGCTGCTACCGCCGAAAGATCGTCAAGCGGGCTGGTTATGAGGTAGAGCCCACTAGCTACGTCGACTGCCGTGTTGCGAAGATCAGCAAGGCCGAGCGCGAACAGCTTGAGGCTGAATCTGAAAAGCAGGGAGAAGCTGCCTAATGGGTGAAATAACCGTCATTCCAAAGCAGAGGCCCATTCCGCCAGATCCGCACAAGGCTCGCTTTGCGCCACGGAAGGTGGCGCGCACCTTCCTCATCCAGCAGTACACGGATGGGCATTTCGATGTTATCGAGGGCGACCGCCGAGCCGATCGCCTTGGCTGGGATGAAATGCTTGGGCAGATCGTCCAGCTCACCCACCGCCAATTAGGCACCCCGCTATACAGCATGCGAACGCCGGAAGAGGACTTTGAGCGCGAAGCCCTTTTTCGTGGCTACGTCAAAAGGAGCGAATCATGAGCACCAACACCCAAGCCGCTGAAAGCACCCAGCAAGAGCAGAACTTCAACGCACCGGCCCAAACCATCGGTAACGGCGTTGAGCTGGCCAGCACGAATGTCCGCGACCAGTTTATGCAGGCCATGATGCCGCGCACGTTCGATGACGTGTGGCGCATGTCGCAAATGATCGCGGAAAGCGACCTGGCGCCAAAGGACTACAAAGGCAAGCCGGGTAACGTGATGATCGCTTGGCAGACCGGTGTCGAGCTGGGAATCACCAGCCCAATGCAGGCTATACAAAATATCGCCGTGATTAACGGTCGGCCTACCCTTTGGGGTGACATGATGCTTGCCATCTGCCGCGCGGCACCTGCTTGGTCCGAAGCTGACTTTCAGGAGTGGATTGAGGGCGAAGGCATGGCGATGACGGCGCACTGTACGGTGCGTCGCCGCCCTAACGGCAACGTCGCCCACTACACGTTCAGCGCCCAAGACGCCCAAGACGCGAGCCTCCTGAACAAGCAAGGGCCATGGCAGCAATACAAGAAGCGCATGCTGCAAATGCGCGCCCGGAGCTTCGCTCTTCGCGACACCTTTACGCCTGAGCTGAAAGGCATCCGGATGGCTGAGGAAGAGCGCGACATTACGCCCGAGGCGAATACCGCAAACCCTGCGCCGCAGGCGCAAGCCCGTTCGGGCGCAGCCAGTAAGGTGGGCAACAAACTGGCTGAGAAGCGTCAACGCCAACAGCAAGCCCAACAGGCGCGCGAGGTCTACGAAACTACCGCCGAAGAAAAGACGCCGGAAGACAGTCACGGCGAAATCACCGCGGACATGGTGTGCGCTCAAATCAACAAAGCGTCCACTAATGACGAAATGGCCGAAGCGATTGACCTGGCGCGCCATGTGCCAGAAGCGGATCAAGCCAAGGTGAACGCCACCTACAAAGCTCGCATCGCTGCGCTAAAGCAGACTTCCCAACAGCAATAACCAAACAGTAAAGCGCGCGGCTACCGCAGCGGATGGTCGGGGGTCGCGTGCCTGAAGGGGAATAACCACCGCAGTCTGCGCAGTGCCGGCCTTGTTGAGTACTACCCGGCGTTGGCGCGCTGGATGACTTGACCGCATAACGCGGGAGGGCTGTGAGCAGGTCGTATGCCCCACGAGACGGGGCTTCTAATCTAGGAGTCATCATGAACACCCCACAGCCAATTAATGACAGTCGGTTAACGGCTGATATGGATCGCATACGAAGCGGGCCAACTCAATTGTTTTACAGTCACGGTGATCGCCGAACCCCTATTGCTGCCATAGAGCCAGATGAAAAGCACTATTACGCCCAACTGATTGATGGTGTTTGGTGCTGGGTAAATGGTTGCGCTGAGTGCAATGGCCAGCCGCGAGATTGGATGACTTATATCGAATGCGATAAGCACAACGTTTGCCGCACCTGCAAAACCCCCAGGAGCCGGTTAAAAGAAGCGCCTTGGGGTGGCAAACACGGATGGCAATGTAAACCATGCGCTGATATTGAGCACGAGGCTGATAAAGCGGCCGCGCTGGCCGCGATGCCTGAAGAGCATGACGAGATGGATTACCACTTTGAGGATAAGCCGCGCTGCCCTTACTGCGATTTACAGTTTGAAGTGGAAAGCGAAGAGATAGACGGCATGCTCAACAGCGAGGAAGAGCGTGAGTGCGAAAGATGCGACCACACCTTCACAATTGAGGCTGAAATGAGCATCACCTACTCCACCAATCGCACGGACGACTAGCCCGCCTCTCCCCAGCAGCACCAACGCCCTACTCCGGAGTCACCCACCATGATTGCCATTCACCACGGCACGCCCGCTGCTGCTGATGCGCGCGTGCGTGAAGCATTTGCAGAGCATCTCTGTCAGGTAAACGACGACCTGCACGATGAGAAGAACGGAATTCTTGCCGCCAATGAAGAGCTGACGAAAAAGAACATCGCACTGCGAGAAGAGATCCACCAGTACGCATTGGCTGAAAAGCACCAAAGGCTGTTGCGCGAAAAGACAGCGGCCCACTTGAGCGAAATCAAACGGCGTCGCCAAGTGCCGCGCTCTGAATTTGAGCATGACGGCATGCTGATTCAGTACCTGTTTGAAGCCATTGACGCCGACCTAGAGCCTGAGGAGGTAGTTTCATGAGCATCGCACTGATCAGGGCGCTTGAAGAGCGTCACCGCCAAGTTAACGAAAAAGGGTTCGACGCTGCCAACGATGATGCGTACGCACCAGGCGTTCTAGCGTCAGCCGCTGAAAGCTACGCCCGCGCCGCTTGCTGGACGCAGGTTCGCACCGACGAACTGCCCCCGCCGCCTACCATCTGGCCTTGGCACGACACTACGTGGAAGCCCAGCGCTGACCCGAAGCGCAATATTGAGAAGTCGATCGCTCTATTGATGGCTGAATACGAGCGAATCGTTCGCGCTGAGGCGGCTAACAAGCCCGAAGAGGTAGATCAGGTAGTTGAGGTGTGGGGATCTAACGAAAGCGACCCATTCAACACCTACGCGCTCAGCGAGCTTATCAATGAAAATGATATTGAGGCTGGCAGCACCGTCTATGTAGGCACGCGCTCCGAGCCGCTTCACGGCAGCACCTACAGCACCGGCGCTTACGATGCCGTTACCGAGCAAATGCAGGCAGCGGCGGAAGGCGATGTTGGCGAGCTCGCAGAGGAATACCCCAACGTAACGCCAGCCCAAGGCGCCCTGCTGGAAGAGTTCATTGAGGCGTGGGCAGACGCTTACTGCAAGCCGAGCTTTTACTTGGTCGAAAACGTTCGAGAGTACGTCATTAGCGTCAAAGACATGGAGGAGGCAGCCCGTGAAGAAGAAACCCGTGATTCAGCCTGAACCTGTCTGCCGTGATGAGTACGGTCAATGGACGCACTCTGGCTTTGATGCGTTTCTAGGCGACCGCGAAGGCGTCAGCATCTACGAACTGAACGCCTGGCTAGCCGAGCATCGGCTTGCATTTGAACGCATCGAGCTGGCCCACACAGACGATGAGTTAGCCCAGGAAGAGTATTTCGAGAAAGGCAGCCCCGATCTAAGCCTTTGGAAGCTCCACCCGCCTAGCGACGCGCCCTGGTTCCTACTGTCGATCTTCGATCAAGAGGACGGCCCCTGCCAGCTTTGGGTCAAACGAATTAAGAAGCCCATAACGCTCAATCGGCACCGCAAAGCCTCCCCGCTTCCAGAAATTAGTGCTGGCTGGCGAGCGGTTAGCGATCGGCGCGCACGAAAGCTGCGCAAACGCGGCGAGCGTGTGCAGTGGAAAGAGTCGCTGGACAGTATGGCCTGGCTTCCCGGTGACGAGGAGCTTCCTGAAGGCATCGAAAAGAACAGCGACGGCGACTATGAAGCCGAGTGTCGCTGCTGTGGCGAGTGGAAGCCGCTTCACTGCGACCTGAACGATATCCCGCTCGAAGGCTATGAACACTATTGCGGCGGCTCGCCGATGTGCTGCCCCTAGAAGGAAATCACCATGTCTAAAGAAATCCCTTATCAACTATCGGTTAATCAGCTTGAAGATGCGCTTGACCACGTTATGCGCCTGGCCAAAGCATCGCGCTCGCAGACAAAGCGCCTCAAGGTGATCGCTGCCCGCGCCGAAATGGCGTTGAATGGCGAAGTGTATAAAGGCACCAACCTGCAGCTGCCTAAAGAAGCGCGCTCGCCAATGAGCTACGAGACAGAGCTTCGCGTAACCAAGCGCGAGCTTATGGAAGCCCTGGAAAGGGAGCAGGCACTGACGGCGCACTTAGAAGCGCTGAAGTGCGAGATACCGAAAACCCAGCGACAGTATCGACATAACAACGACAATTCACCGTCTCTGCATAATCCCGATGGCGGCTTTGTTTTCGGTTACTGCACAAAAGAGGTTGATCGGCTGCTCTCTTTCAAGACTGACACCGCCTGCCTCGCGCGCCTAAAGGATAAGGCCCAATACGATCTTATTGATGGGCTTTTGCTTAACCACACCCAGTTCATTCCCGAGTCAGCAGGGCCAATTGTTGAGCTGCTACTGCAGATACAGGAAGGCCTGCGCCCTCAGGCTGAAAGCGCCAAACAAGAAGAGAGCGCCGTGGCATGAGCATAACCCGCCTTACCGACCTACAGCAGCGCATTAACAACCATGCCACCAATGTTGGTTACCGCATGTACGAAGCCAGCGGTGGGCGCATGTGGTTCGCGCTGAAACACGCCCATCGCGTTGAGCATCGCTTTAGCACACGCGTTGCCGATCGCATGCACAGAATGGAGTTACTTAAATGACGGAAGGTTTTGTATGGCCTAGTGACATGGACCGGGCCGAAAACGAAGAGCTCAATCGCGTATGCGAAGAGCTTGAAGCGGTCGAGGATGAGCGAGCCTCGCTGCTTAGACAGTTTATGCGCGCCTGCGAAGAGTTGACGGCCATGAAAGCAGAGCTCGTCAATGAAGGCGAAGATACTCCGATCGGCCCGTGCATTAGCCTGATCACCAAGCTCAAGTCGCAGCATGATGCGCTGGCAGCGTTTGCCCAAGAAGGCATTAGCGGCTTGTTTGAAAGCGGCATGGGCTGGGATGCGGATTGCATTGAAGAAAATGCCCTCGCTTACGGTTTGATCTATGGCGAGCCCTACGACCCCGAAGGCAAGCACGCCAATAACCAGTGCGAAATAATCGAACCCGGCGACACGCTTCTGCAAATGCAGGCCTGGTTAAGCGAAGCTGCACAGCGAGGCTTCAAGCAAGCCGAAGGGGCGAATGATGGCATACGGTGACTACGATGGCCCGAATAAGCCCGACAAAGGAAAGGAAAGTGGTAGCTGTAACCGGACGCGCTGCCAAGCCTCGCCCGCTGACTGGTTCAACCATGGCTCACGTTCCTGGTACTGCGCTGACTGCCGCCGTGACATTGAGTTCGATAGCTTCAACAAGAGGGAATGGGACTTAAATTTCCGGCCGACATACGGGCACCCAATGTTTGAAACACGGGAAATGATGAGCGCCCGCCAAACAAAGAGAGGTACGTGATGGATGGTCGCGAAATCTTCTACAGAATGCGCCACGCAATAGACGAGCAAGGCATCAACGTTATCACCAAGGAGCTAGTGAGCATCCACGAATCTGAATGCTGGCATTGGTGCGTTGAAAGATCGCGGGTTGGCTACATCAGGAGCCGTCAGCGCGAAGATGAAAGCCTTCTGCAAGCAGCTAAGCGCGGCGGCGCAAAGATCTACAAGGTTGCCAAGGAAGGCAGTCGCGTAGCCTTCAAGACCCGCCCTCAAGCCTTTGACCACTTAATGATGCTCAAGCGCAAACAGATTAATCACATGAAGCGCGAGATTGAGATTCTGGAAGTGCTTGCCGAGAAGGCTGCTGGATTAGATATTGAATCAATCAAGCCCGGCAGATATGGCGAGCGCGTTATTCCAGACACTCACGAGGTGGTTCACAACCATTATCTATTTGATTGAGGTGCGCAATGGATGACATAACCGCGTCACCGCTCTTTTGGCCACCAGGAAAGCCGAGAACGCCTGCGAGTGATCGCAAGCAAGGCCGCTTTGGGAAGCGAAACAGCAGCGGCTGGGGCCTTAAGGAACTTACGGTGGCAGAGGCTCGCAGCCGCGTCACGACAGTCTTAGACAAATTTACGCGATCGCTTCAAACGTACCGAGTCCCGCCTGATTCCATCATCATCAGCACCAACCTAGCACTAAGGATTGACGGCTTCCCCCGTAGCGGGCAACGCGAACCCAGCGACCCGGGCGCCGCCGTGTATTTCCAGCTTGATGGTCAAAACCAGTGCATACCGTGCGACGTGTACAGCCGGATAGCCGATAACCTCGCGGCGATCGCTGACTGTATTGAAGCCCTGCGCACGCTGGAGCGTCACGACGCCTCGCTAATGCGCGCGGCGTTTACCGGTTTTGCTCAACTGGCCTCACCTGAAGCGATGGGGCGCCCACATTGGCGCACGGTGCTGAACACTGACAGCCAAGACCCTGAAGAGGTGCGTAAGGCTTTTCGGGCTGCTCTAAGCGTGGTCCATCCTGATCGCGGCGGCAGCAGCGAAGCCTTTCACGCAGTGCAGGAGGCGTGGTCGCAGGCTAAGGCAGAGTTAGGGAGTAAATCATGCGAGTAAAAATCGGAAGTCAGTGGATAAGCTCAGACGACCAGCCGCTCGCTGTTGAGTTCACGGAGGCAGAGCTGACGTTTATCAAACAAACCATGGACGCAGAAACCGCCCCTAGTCGGCGTTTTATGGCGGCAAGGTACCTGCGGCCAGATGAGGCCCGCGCCTGGGTACGGGAGCTAGATGGAGTGCCGGGGCAGAAAACATAAGACAGTTTGAGTAACCAACAACGCCGCCGCCATTGAGCGGTTTTTTATTGCGAGGTGTATATGGGCAACGTTAGAGGCCCGTTTCTTGAGTACGAATGCCATCAGTGCGGGCACGTGGTGAAAGAAAGCGCGCCGCGCAATGATGAGCGGCTAGTGGATAGGATTGCTGATCTTAATAACGAGCCAGAAAAGCGGATATGCGCTTGCTGCTGGTCGCCGCTGGAAACACAGCGTTAATTTTCGCCTGGAGGCTATATGTCACAACTCAGATTTACCAAAGGCACGCTTTACATTCGCCGCTTCAGAGAAGGCGATCAGGCCGACTCTATCTTTGATGCAGTGCGCATGGCTGCCAATCAGCTGCTAAACAAGCGCAACGGCAAAGACTACTTCTACGTTGCTGTGCGACGCGGGCATCCCGGCACAGTGGTAGCAACCGGGCGTAGCAAGCGTGACATTCAGCGCTGCTTTATAGGCCGATCCTGGCAAAGCACCCAGAAGTTCTTCCGTACTGCTAAATAGAGGTTCTTATGCAGGAGCGCAAGCAGGGGTGGTACTGGGTGAAAATGAATAAAGCCACTGACAAATGGAGGCCCGACTATTACAAGGACGGCAAGTGGCATTCCATCTGGTCAATGCCAGAAGAAGATCCTATTCATTTTGAAATAGGGTCGCGAATACCTACGCCTGACGAGCCATGGCAGTGTGTGCCCAAAGAGCCCGATGGAGCAATGATGGTTGCGGGCCTAAAGGCTCGCGTTGAAGAGGATTCAACGGGTGCCGTCTATCGCGCCATGCTAGCCGCCTCGCCATAACCGCCATGTTAATTTTTTCGACTCTACTGTAGCCGCGTAAAAATTAACACGCGGCTTTTTTACGCCTGGAGTTTATATGCAAACCAATATCCCGCCCCGCCCTACTGTTACCGACAAGATGATTGAAGAAGCCGCCAAAACAGTGGCCGCTAAAGTCGATATCCGTAGCGAAGACATCATTCGTGTTTATCGCCATTCAATGGATGGCTTTGAGCTCGCAATAGAGCTTAAAGATAACTACGTCGATGTTGATCGTAGCGACATGTACGAACTTGATGAAATGGAGCGCCTGGTAAGCGACGCGCTAACGAAGGCAGAGAAAGAGTGGTTTACGGCCAACAATATTCAGCCGCCCTACCCGATCGGCACGCGCGTTAAAGAAGGCGTTATTGAGCATATCGACACGTACCGGGTCGCTCATTATCTAGTGCGCAAATGGGAAACACCGCCGGAAGAAAAGAGCTGGTTAGTGATCAAGTTTGAAAAGGCGGTGCCCGCGCCGGAAGAGATCATCGCATAGCCACTATTTCCCTGCCGCCCAGGCAGCTTAGAAACAAATACGGCGCAATACGCATAGCTTGTTGTGCTTCCCTGCCGCACAGGCAGTTAAACCATTCCACTTGCCCCGCTTAACCGCGGGGCTTTCTGTTTCCGGAGAACGTTATGCAGTGTGAATGCCAAACGGAAATTGCCGAGATATTAGCTGGGCACGTCAAAAAGAAGTTGCCAGATGGCTATCAAGACTTCGATGCGAAGCTGGATGGGTACGGCTTCGCCATGCAGGGCGACAAGCTAACTGCGCCATTCATGATCGCCTATCGCGGTGAAGTTCAGGTGCCAAAGAAAGGCGGTAACGGGATGAAGCGACAGAAAATAGACACTACCGTTACCGCCAACTACTGCCCCTTCTGCGGCAAGGCTGCCAAGCCTGAAAAAGAACCCGAAGCCAAAGAAGAGCAGTCGACCGTATGAAGTCGATCACAAAAACCGTCACCACCACCTACACGCCAGAGTGGATCAGAAAAGAGTTCGTTGTTTACGGGCCGGAGTTCCGAAAGGCGCGCGAACGGTCGCGTAAAAAGTACAACCTTTGCTTTGCCTGTAACACGCCCTTCCAGGATGGTGACGTCGTAGCGCTTGGTGGCTTCGGAAAGCACGGCAATAAAGTGCTGTGCCAGACATGCGCCACTGACTTAGCTGACGACGAACAGGAGACGCCTCAATGACACTCACCAGAACCCCGACCACATTCCATATCCATATCCCCGTTCGCGTCCTATTGAGCTATGGCGACAAGCGCTTGGGCGAAATAATCACGCACCCCGAGGGTGTAGAGGGTGCCCGCAAGGAGCTTCGCGAGATGCAGGAGAGCGGAGCCATCTTCTTGGTGTGCGACAGCAAGTGCGACAACCGCAAGCCAGACGGTTCTTGCGCTGGGCACGTAGATCAGGAGGCCTAATCATGGGCACACCCAGCCCCAATAGCCCAAACGCTCTATGGGCCAAGCATGGCTACGAAATTGAGCGAATCCCCCGCCGTGGAAGCGGTGGCCACCATCGTATTATTCGCGACCCTAGTGGTCGCGTTGTGCTTCAGGACGCTGCCCACGCAGACGAGCTGAAGTGGATCAACGACAACATTGAGACCATCCCCAATGATTGAACGGAAAGAGGTGAAGCACTTCCACTTGTTTTGTGGGTTGGGTGGTGGTGCTAAAGGCTTTAATCGCGGGCACGCCCGTGTAGGCAACATGGAGGCGCGCTTTCGCTGCATCGGCGGTATCGACGTAGACGCGGGTGCGATCGCTGACTTTCAGCGCCTTTCAGGTGCGCCCGGTACCGCCATGGACTTGTTCGATCGGGAACAGTACCAGGCCTTTCACGACAAGGCCCCGCCTGCTGACTGGCGGGAAGCGACCCCGGCAGATATTCAAGCCGCTGCCGGTGGCGAAAACCCCAACATCATCTTCCTGTCAGCGCCGTGCAAAGGCTTTAGCGGCCTGCTGTCGCAATCGCGCAGCACCACGCCCAAGTATCAGGCGCTTAACAAGTTAACGCTTCGCGGCATGTGGCTGGCCCTGGAGGCCTTCGCCGACAACCCGCCAGAGCTGATTATCTTTGAAAACGTGCCGCGCATCGCTAATCGTGGGCGCCCGCTACTCGACAAGATCATGGCAATGCTTGAGCACTATGGGTACCACACGGCAGAAACAACGCATGATTGCGGCGAGCTTGGCGGGCTAGCCCAGTCCCGCAAGCGCTTTCTGCTGGTGGCCAGGCATGCCGAGAAGGTGCCGCCGTTCCTGTATGAGCCGGTGAAGCGCCCGCTTCGCGCCGTAGGTGACGTGCTAGGTGATATGCCGACGCCTGGTGACGAACTCGCCGGCGCAATGCACCGCATTCCTCGTTTGCAGTGGAAAACCTGGGTACGCCTCGCCTTCGTTGAGGCCGGGAGTGATTGGCGATCGCTTAACCGCCTAGGCGTGCAAGACGGTTATTTAAGCGACTACCTGATTGTTCCTGAATATCGCAGCGGTTACATGGGCGTCAATAAGTGGGCCGAATCCATGGGCACTGTCGCTGGTCGCAATACGCCAAGTAACGGCGCGTTCTCGGTTGCGGATCCACGCTTTGAGCAATCGGCCCGCTGGAAAGATGGTCAAGCCTACGGTGTTCGCCGCTGGGATGGACCTACCGGCGCTATCACTGGACAGCAATCACCAGGCCAAGGCGCGTTTTCAGTCGCTGACCCGAGACGCAAAGGCCCAACGTATGGCAAGTACGCCATTACGCCGTGGGATAAATCATCTGGGACAGTGATATCAGGTAGCACTACAGGCCAAGGCGCTTACGGTGTCGCAGATCCACGCCCTAACCTGAATCGCTCAAAAGGCGACCACTATCTAACAGCAGGTCACTACGGCGTTGTGCCTTGGCAGTCTGGTTGCGGCGCGGTATCGGCATTCGCTGGTCACGACAACGGCAAATGGTCAGTAGCCGACCCTCGCTTGCCCGAAGCTAACGACAAAGTAGTGGCCGTCATCCGTGCCCTGGACGGCACTTGGCACCGCCCTTTCACCACACTGGAACTTGCTGCCCTGCAAGGCCTGGTTGACCCCTGCGAACACTTTGAGCTTGAAGGGCTAAGCGACAGCGCTTGGCGCGAACGCATTGGAAACGCCGTGCCTGCCCCCGCCGCTGAAGCTATTGCAGGCGTCATGGGTACCACGCTGTTACTCGCTTGGAGCGGTGAAACCTTCGCCCTTGGCGCTACGCCCATTTGGGTAAGGCAAGTCGCTGCAGGGTTAGCCCTAAAGCAGCCCAACAAACCTACTTCAAACGCCGCCCATTGAGGCGGTTTTTGCTTCCTGGAGAAATACTATGTGGTTCAAAAACATTCAACTCTACCGTCTGCACGATCAGCAACTACTTAGCCCAGAGCAAATGGAGGCCATATTAGAAGAAGGCCGAGCCAAGCCGCTAGGCGATGCCGATGCGCGCCGCATTGGATGGAGCGCCCCCGCTGGCCGCATAGGGAGCGGTCAGATGATGCACGAAATACAAGGCCAGCGCCTGTTGAGCGCGCTACGTCAAGAGCGCCTGCTCCCCGCGCCGGTCGTGAAAGAAGAAGTTGAAGAGCGTGTAGCGGATATCGAGGCTGCCGAAGGTCGCAAAGTAACGCGGAGAGAAAAGACCGCCTTGAAAGAACAGGTGACCGAAGAGCTTATGCCACGCGCCTTTGTGCGGAGCCATAAAATTGACCTTTGGTGGGATACCCAGCGAGGCCTGATAGGTATTGACGCCTCTAGCCGAAGCCGCGCTGAGGATGTGCTTGATTTGCTGCGCGAGACCCTGGGGAGCCTCAAAGTTACGCCACTGGCTACGCAATCGCTGCCCATTCGGGCCATGACAACGTGGTTAGAGGATACCGCCAGCCGACCTTCCGACCTACAGCTAGGCGATAACTTCGAGCTGAAAGCAAAAGGCGATGATGGCGTAGTGCGCGCACGACAGGTGGACCTCGACAGTGACGAAATGCAGCAGCTACTCGAAAGCGGGCGCCAAGCTAGCAAGCTAGCGCTCTCGCTTGAGGGTCAACTGTCCTTTGTCATGAACGATGACCTGTCACTGAAGTCGCTGCGCTTTGGCGACGCGCTGATTGAAGAGGCTGACCATTCTGACGATGGTGACGATGCCCTTGCTCGCCTGGAAACGGACTTCATTATTATGGCTGGGGCGCTGGGCAACTCGGTAGACCGAATCATTGAGTGGCTTGGAGGCGAAACAGTTAGAACGGAAGCGTCAGAACCGCAGTCCTCTCCGAACGAGGACGAAGATGCCCTCTATCCGCAAGCAGTGGCCTTTGTGACCGAAACCCGCAAAGCCTCCATGTCAGCAATCCAGCGGCAGTTCAAAATTGGCTACAACCGCGCAGCGCGCCTGGTAGAGACCATGGAGCAAAACGGGCTGATATCGCCGATGAATTCCAGTGGCCAGCGTACTGTGCTTCAAGTCGCCTAA